TAGTCTGTATAATCTATGGAGTATTTCAACAACCAACAGGAGAAACAAAAATGTTTAAAACAATATCAATAGCAATACTTAGTGCTTTAATAATAAACATTGTTAGTTTTAATGTATATAACTTGTATGTTGAACAGGAATTTAAAGACCAAGTTGTTACTACTAATTATCTTAACGATAAAATAACTAAGCTTAAGAGTAATGTCTTAGAGATAAGGGCTGACTCTATAGGCTCTATATCACGTGCTGATCTTGATGACACTAAAAGATTTATTGAGTATGAAGTTTCTATGAATAAGAAAAGCATACAAGATTTTATAAGAAGTCTTAATAAAGATATGGAACGTCTTAGTATTGTCAGTGTTGTTAGTCAGGAGAACGATGAACTCTTTCAAGAAAAGATTGAGTACTTACTACAAGAGATACAGTTAATACAAGATCAACTAGCAATACCTTTAGAACTTATAGATGTACCTGTTGTTACACCAGAAGAAATAAGAGATGTTCCTGCTGTTGTTGAACAAGAAACTATTACTGCTAGTATCCCTGTGCCTGAAGAAACTAATACAGCTATCGAAGCTTACCCTACCCCCAAATGTTCTTACACATTAAAGAGTGGCGCACAGAACAGCACTAAAGGTATACAACGTGCGGTAAATAAAACCAGGAAGAAAGGTAATTATAATATCTCTGTGTTCTTTAATATTAATTCAGAAGGGCAAGCAGAAATACTTAATACAGTTCCTACTAATCCTGTAAGTTTAGTTAATGCAACAGAAAATTACATAACTAAACTAAAGTTTATAAAAAATAATAAGCAATTAAATTGTGAGATGTCTTTTAAATTAAACGTAACATAAGAGCTTGACAAGGATAAGGAGAAAATGTTACACTGTTCGTGCAGAAAAAAAATTCTTTTTAATATTATTTACCTCTTTATCTCCTTATATTTAATCAAATAATATTAACTGGTAACAGGCTAGTCAGTGGTCTAGCGAAGAGAAACCACTATTTATTTTTAACCGCCAATAAAGAGGAAACGATTATGGCAATAGAAAGTGGAGTAGCCTATTGGGCTAGCGTTTTAAATCCTAACCTTAAATATGAACCTGTCTATACTGTAGACTTATTAGTAGATGAGGAGGTAGCAGCTAAGTATGAAGCGAAAGGTTTTAAAGTAAAAACTTTAGTTGTTAAGGATGAAGTCTTAGGAAAAGCTTTACAAATTAAACGTAAAGTGAATGGCCCTAACAGTATGGTTAGACAACCTCCTAAATTAGTTGATGAGAACAAGAACCATATAGATGTACTGGTAGGTAACGGTTCAAAAGTTCGTGTTCAATTTAACGAGTGGGAAGTTACTAACAAGTACGGAGACTTTAAAGGTTTAGACTTTCAAGGTATGCAGGTTCTTGATCTTATCTCTTATAAATCTGGAGATGGTGAAGAGTTCGATGCTATTGATTCAGAGGAGTTTTAATTATGACTGAAGAAAAAGTTAAACCTTTTATTACTATTGATGATGTGCAGATTTCGGTAGAAGATTTACCAGAAGAAGCACAAGGTATCTTTGGTAGGTTACAAAGATTAAATCAAAAGAAAGCAACGCTTACGTTAGACATGGAAGAGTTAGAAGCAAGTATTAATTTCTTTTCAAGTAGAATAATTGCTGTTGTTAATGAAGATTCTCTTATGGGAGAACCACCAGAGGAGGAAGCAGTTAAGTCAAACAATTAATGTAAGATCACTGCCAGACATTCGCTAACATAGGAGTGTCTGGTTTTTTTTAAGGAGATAAAAGTGAATGATATAAAATCTAAGTTTGTTAAATACCACCTGCCTTGTCCTAAATGTGACAGCAGCGATGCCCTTTCAGAAAATACTGACGGCTCTTCCAAATGTTTTAGTTGTGGCACATTCTTTCCTAAGTATAGAGAACCAAATAAAAACTTTATTAATCAACCTAAGAGTAAACCAATGACTGATGCTACGTTAAACGAAGGAGTCTATGCTCCTTTATCTGATAGAAAAATATCTTTAGAGACTGCTAAAAAATATGGTGTTAAAGTATCTTATGATTCTCGTGGTGTTATATCAGAGCATAGATATCCTTATGTTACTGAAGACAACAACACTTCTTTTAAAGTTAGAAAGACATCTACTAAAGATTTCTACTGGAAAGGACAGACTAAAGATACACAGTTATTTGGGCAGAATCTTTTTAAAGAAGGCGGTAAGTACATTACAATTACAGAAGGAGAGTGTGATGCTATGGCTGCTTATGAATTACTAGGTAGTAAGTGGGCAGTTATCTCTGTAAAGAATGGCGCACAAGGAGCAACCAACGACATTAAAGAAAACTTAGAATATGTTGAGAGCTTTGAGAACGTAGTACTTTGTTTTGATTCTGATAAGCAAGGCAAGGAAGCAGTACAAAAAGTAGCAAGACTTTTAAAGCCAGGTAAGGCTAAGATATATACCTTACCTACTGGGTATAAAGATGCTAACGATATGCTTAAGAAAAATAAACATACTGATTTTGTAAGATGTTGGTGGGATGCCAAGGTTTATACACCTACTGGTATCATTAGAGTATCTGAAAAAGAAAATGAATTTCTTAACAGAGATAAAAAAGATAGTGTTCCTTACCCTTGGGAAGGCCTTAACAAAAAATTATTTGGTATGCGGCAAGGAGAACTTATAACTCTAACAGGTGGTACAGGACTAGGTAAAAGCTCTATCACTAGAGAGCTTGAACACTGGCTTGTTAATACTACAGAAGACAACGTAGGTATCATAGCTCTTGAAGAAGATTGGAGGCGCACAGTAGATGGTATCTTATCTATTGAAACTAACAGCCGTCTTTACATTGACCACATACGAGATGATTATACTGAGGAGTTTTTAAAGAAAACATATAATAAAGTATTTGGTAACGACAACGTATTTATCCACGCTCACTTTGGTGCTAATGATATTGAAGCTATCTTTAATAAGCTGCGGTATTTAATAATAGGTTGTGATTGTAAGTGGGTAATTGTAGATCATTTACATATGTTAGTTAGTTCTCTTGCAGATGGTGATGAGCGTAGAGCTATTGATAATATTATGACAAGGCTTCGTAGTATGGTAGAAGAAACAGGAGCAGGTTTAATATTAGTATCACATCTTCGTAGAGTAGAAGGTAACAGAGGACACGAGAACGGTGTCGAGGTAAACCTCTCTCATCTTAGAGGTAGCCAAGCTATTGCACAACTATCAGATTGCGTGATAGCCTTAGAGCGTAACCAACAATCTGAAGATGAATTAGAATCAAGAACAACAAAGCTTAGAGTTCTTAAGTCTAGGTATACAGGAGATGTAGGCATGGCCACAGCTTTAGTATATGATCCTATTACTGGCAGGTTATCTGAACAGTACAATGAAGAAGAAGTCTTCACATCTGTTGAGGACATTCCATTTTAAAAGAGGTAACAAATGAAATTAGTATTTGATGTAGAAACAAATGGGTTACTAAGAGAAACTCCTTCTAGAAAATATGATGAAGAGTTAAATAAATGGGTAGATATTATTATACCTAAATTAAATAAAGCCTGGTGTATCGTAGCTATAGATGAAGATAATAAACAATACATTTTTAAACCAGATCAAATCGAAGAAGGAATAAAGTTTTTAAAAGCTGCTGATACTTTAATAGGACACAATATTATAGGCTTTGACATCCCTGCATTAGAGTTTTTGTATGGTATAAATTTACACGACCATTGTAAGGTAACAGATACTTTAGTATTGTCACATCTNTTTAATCCTGTAAGAGAAAAAGGACATAGCTTAAAAGCATGGGGAGAAAAGTTAGGTTATCATAAAGGAGATCATTCAGACTTTAGTAANTTCTCTGAAGAGATGTTAACTTATTGTNTAAGAGATGTAGAAATAAATGTTAAAGTTTTAGAATTATTAAAGAAAGAAAGTTCAGGGTTTTCAAAAGAAGCTGTAACTCTTGAACATGAAACAAGAAAGATAGTAAGTACTCAGATAGAAAATGGGTTTGCTTTTAATTCATATGCTGCCAGTATGTTATTAGCTACTCTTACTGAAAGAAAAGCAGTAGTAGAAGATAAGGTTAAAGAAACTTTTAAACCTAGAAAAACAGAACATATCATCTTACTTAACGTAAAAGAAAATCAATTAAAAGATGGTAGTTATTCTAAAAAAACAGGATACAATCACCTTACTAAAAAGAAAGTTAACTTAACTGTTGAAGAAAAAGAAACAGTTAAAGCAGGGTGTATTACTTCTATTAAAAGATTTTTAATTACTGAGTTTAATCTTGGTTCAAGAAAACAAATAGGTGAGTATCTTATAGAGTTTGGTTGGAAACCTAATAGGTTTACACCTACAGGACAACCTATTGTAGATGAAGCTACCTTAGAACAAGTTACCCATATACCAGAAGCAAAACTTATAGCAGAGTTTTTGTTACTACAAAAAAGAATAGCGCAAGTACAATCCTGGTTAGATGCTATTGCTACAGAAGACAATAGAATACATGGTAATGTTATTACTAATGGAGCTATCACTGGTCGTATGACACACTATGGGCCTAACGTAGCACAAACACCTAGCTCTCATAAACCTTATGGTAAAGAATGTCGTGAGTGCTGGACAGTTGACAAGGGTAATACTTTACTAGGTATAGATGCTTCAGGTTTAGAACTTAGAATGTTAGCCCACTATATGAAAGACAAGGAGTACACAAATGAAATTATCAACGGAGATATACACACCGCTAATCAAAAACTTGCAAAACTTGAATCAAGAAATCAGGCAAAAACATTTATCTATGCGCTTATGTACGGAGCAGGAGATGCAAAACTTGGAAGCGTGGTTGGAGGAACTAAAAAAGATGGCAAAAAATCTAGACAACATTTCTTTGATAATCAACCATCATTTAAATCTCTTAGAGATAGAGTTGAAAGAGCAGCAGCAAAAGGTTTCCTTAAAGGATTAGACAATCGTAAAATATTTATAAGAAATAAACACTCAGCATTAAATACTTTGTTACAAGGAGCAGGCGCTATCATAATGAAGAAAGCTCTTGTTATATTTAATACAAAAATTAAAGAAGCAAACCTTACTTGTAAATTTGTAGCTAACATACATGACGAGTGGCAGATAGAAGTACCCAAACAAACAGCAGATTTAATTGGTGCTATGGGTGTACGTTCTATCATAGAAGCTGGGCTTCATTTTAATATGAACTGCCCTTTAGATGGTGAATATAAAACAGGAGATAACTGGAGTGAAACACACTAACTACGAAGATAAGAAAAAAACNTGGTGGATTTGGCATTTAAAAAATCCTCATGTATGGAAATTGTTTGAGAAATTTTCTTTACATGCTATAGGAAAAGGACATAAAAAAATGTCGCATTGGCTTATAATAAATAGAATAAGATGGGAGTGTGCTATTGAAACAACAGGTAATGATTTTAAAATATCAAATGATTTTATTGCTTTTTATGCTAGATATTTTAACCACAAGTATCCTAAACATTCTACATTTTTTACAACTAAAAAAATGAAAGGAGAATAATTTGAACGGTAGTAGGAAAGGAGACATGGGAGAATACTATGCAGTGACATGGTTGTGGGATAACGGTTATGAAGTCTTTAAAAACTGCGGGTGTACAGGTTTAGTAGACTTGATAATCTTAGATAAAAAAGGTAAGATTACTTTAGTTGATGTAAAGACAGCACAACCACAACTGGGGAAAAATAATAACTTTACAAAAAGTGGTGGTCGAACAGAAGAACAAATCAAAGCGGGGGTTCAAATATTAATGTTTAACCCGGACAATCGTAAACTTAATTTTGTAAACCACAGGGAATAAAGATGAATAAAAAAAC